CGATTTACACGCTCAGAACCAGCGTGCCAAGCACCGTGTTGCATGTCCATAGTCTGATAAATCGTGCCGTCATTATCAATCAAAAACTGAACAGAAATACCACTACGATTTAAGATGTCATTACAACTCTTAGAGTTAAGGCAAACATCCCAATGGTTTACAAAGAGACGCACATTACGCTTTGGGCGACCAGAATAATCATAGTAATGTCCTGGTTGAGCAGCGAGTCCATCGCTTTCTGACCAAAGGATAACCTTTTCCCACTCAATAGGCACAAAATTACCATTGTAAACAATATAGTTAGAATAGTTTGGATTAGTTGGCTTGTAATCATCAATGTTGGCTTGGCGCTCAGTCCAAACACGGCGGTAAGTACCAGGACCACACATACCATCGGCTGTAAGTCCATTTTCTTTCTGCCACTTCTTGACGGCTCTTACAAGCTTCTCATCAAAGTAACGCTCCCCAAACCAAGATGGCTCCCAGCCAAGTTTGGCAGCAGATGCCTTGTTATAAAAGTTTTTATCCATTTCTTGTTTCCTTATTCTTCCACTAACCCTACTACATAATTATCAAGGATAATTGAAATAGTCTCATTATTTATGGTGATTTCTTCAATCATACTCTGATCAATAACGATTTTTTTACCCTCTACCATCTCAAAATGAAAGCGAACATCAGTGGCGCAAGATACAACATCAGCGACAATATATCTTTCCTCTTTTGGATTGTAATCATCCGGTAGAACAATACCATACTCATCCAAATCTTGTTCAGGTTTGTTGATCTTAACTTGGATATATCTATTAACTGGCTTAAACATTTTTACCTCTTAAATTTCGCAATAATCGTTAGTACAGAACTTACTACCAGCACCACCCTCATCAGTATCAAAGCGCTGGACTGGTGTAATTTTTGCTGTCATTTCATCAAACTGCTCTTTGGTGATTGGCTCGTATGGTGCCTGCTCATAGCCCGTCTCCTCGTAACGAAGGAAAGAAACAGCCTTTAAGCGAGCCTCATACATTTCCAAAGCGCTCTTGATATCTTTTGCCTCTTCTGGCTTAAAAGTCACAGTAATGGAGACAGAGTTGTCAGCCCAGTAATACTGGTATTGGGCAGCAATCTCTAATTGTTCCCAAATAGAAATATCTTTCTTGCTTTTCTTAAAGTATGGTTCATGCACAGGGAACTCCACACACATCGTGTTTGGTGAGTACTTATCTTCCTCTATATTATACCCTGCTTCTGCGAGTTTGTCAAGCAGTTGTGAGTCGGTGCCAAAACGAATTCTACGAATGTAATATTCTGACTCTGGAAAGTGGATACCAGGAGTAGAGCCGTTAAGGAGAGATACAGTGCCTGATGGCTTGATAGAGGTCATACGAACAGACTTTGGAATACAAAGCCAGTTTGAATACTCATCATCAAGTTGCTTAATGTACTTATAAGCCGCGTTACACCACATATAAACTTCACGGCGTCCGTGCCTATTAAATGCCTGAACAACACCAGATTGAGAAAGACCAATACGGCGATTTTTAAGCATCTTTGCGTTAGTCTCTGGCCAATGAGTGTTGGAGAGGGTGATTGTCTTGCCATAAAGATAAGCAATCTTCAAGGTTTTAGCGTAGTCCTCATAATCTTCGTGCTTTGCTGGGAAAGTCTCAACAAGGCAACACAACTCGGCATCTTCTAACTGCTGCTCAACGCAAGGGTTAAAGCCGGCAACATTAATATCATCATAACGCTTTGGATCCTTGAAACGACCACGAGTTCTGGCGTTATTTAGCCAAATATATCCAGGCTCACCATTCTTCTGACTTTGATCTGCGTGCCAAGTATAATCCATACCAACAATAGCATTAAAAGAATTATTTGAGCCCCAGCGATGATGATAAAGTTTTTCCTGGTCGTTTTTCATTCCAAGATATTCAAAATCATTATGAAGTCCCATAGCAAGAGCCGCAGAGCGACGCACATTACCAGCAACAACGCAGCGACCGATAAGATTCTCAGTATCCACGATGTCAACAGAACTAATATCTTCACCAATCTTCTCGCTAAACAAGGAAGTCAGGTTATTATGTAGTTCCAATAAAGGTCCGTGACCAGAAGATGTGCCACCAAAGCCGCGAATAGGCTCTCCAGCGCCACGAATAGCGGAATAATCGAACTTAGGGACCTTTCCGCCAAGAAAAAAACCATCCAATAACACATGCACCGAATCGACCCAGCCCTCTCTTGAATCATCAATAACAAGTGTATCGTTGGTGTATTTCGGCTCTTTGATGGTAATAGTTCCAGCGCCCTCAGTATCAAAACCAACACCGATACCGACCATAAGGGCATCCATCATCCAAGCAAAAAGATAGCCTCCTTTTGTGGCGATATCTCTGGTAGATCTAAAAGCACAATTGAAAAGACCAGCAGCTGTTCGCTCTTCAACAAACTTGGTGCCCATCATCCAAAGACCACGACCGGGAGGCGTCCACTTTAAATTAAAAAGACGATCATAAGCATCTTTGGCTGTTGCCTGTGCTTTACTATCATTCCACTCTAATCCAAGGTGGTAAACGTGCTGTTTCTGCATGTCAAACATAGCATCAATAACACGGCGGCAAGTTTGCCACCACTCTTCGGTGCCCTCAGCACCTGTTTCGAATTCACTCAACCTACGGGCGTATGTCCGCTTAAATGTAACATAACCTAATGGACCCCAAGGCACTTCGCGGGTCTTATAAGGTTCAATAAACGCCTCCGAAAGTTTGAAGCGTCTAATGTTGCTGGTTGTCCTCATTGTCTAATTCCTCTCTTTGATCTTAATTTAGTGTATTTATTTTTTAGTAGTTCGCTTTGCTCTTTTGGTCCGAGTGTTACAGGGTTTGTAACGACATTGTTACCAGTTTGTGGTTGCTTTGGTAAGATTTTAATGTTGACGTTAGATGTATCCATGTGAATGGGCATTACAATTCCATCAGGGCCATTACGATTTTTAGCAATAAAAATCTTGCCCATATTCTTCTGCTTATCTTCAATCGTTCTTGAAACAGACATGATGAAATCCGCAACGAAACATTTATTAAATGCCTCTGAGATTTGCTCCATTGTGATTACTTCTGCATTCAACCCCGAACGATTAGTTTGAGATGCGGTCCAGATAGGACAAGCAAACTCATTAGAGATGCCACGCAACTCTTCA